GCGAGCTAAACATGCTCGCCACCGGCAGTGCAATCACCCACACATCAGAAGATGTGTGAAATCCAAAGGAGCTAGACATCCATGACTGTAGTAAAAAAGCGAATGTTACCGAGCGGTGGGAATACATCCACCATCGTTAGGTACACTCGCCCGAGCGCCAACGCAAATTGGGTAAGATCTACCATTTTGCGCGGACGTTCTAATACATTCATGGGGAAGCAGATTACTGCTTCCGAAAGTCACTCTTGGCCCCCAAAACCGGGGACTAAGGGAGATGTCGGCGGTCCGTTTTCGACTACGAAAGTTCAAGCTGACATTGGTCAGATTGTCTTTCGTAAATCGATTCCGCACCGCTCGTCGACGTCTGGATCTTTTCAAGATCGAAAAGAAGATCTTGATCTGATCCTAGAGACGCCGGTGGAGCTTGACTTTAACCTACAGCCGCAGTGGCCTACGTCACTTCAATCCGCTGATGCGGATCTTGAAGTCGCGGGTGCCACGGCTATAAGTAGAGTCAAACCAACATCTAGTAGCGCTGAACTGAGCGTCGCCTTGGGAGAGACCTATAAGGACGGTTTACCCGCCCTTTTAGGCCATCAAACATGGCGAGACAGGACTCTTCGCGCGCGTAATGCGGGCGATGAATACCTGAATGTTCAGTTCGGATGGGTCCCCTTGGTTAACGACGTTCTCAGTTTCGGGAACGCTGTTACCCATTCCCGCGATATACTTAGTCAGTATAGAGCGGATAGAGGGAATACCATCCGTAGGCGCTACGACTTTCCTGTCGAGACGGTTACCTCACCTCCGACACTCCTGTCAAGTAACAAGTTATTTGTTACAAACGCAGGAATTACGGGGAATGAGATACCGTCATCCACGGGAGGCAAGTGGTATAAGACCACTATATCTACTAAACGTAGATGGTTCTCTGGAGCATTTGTTTATGGCGTACCACAGGATTCGACACCCTTTGGTACTGTCCATGAACTTGGAGCAGAGGCAGACCGTTTGTTCGGTGTGTCTCTTACTCCAGATGTTCTCTGGAACCTCTCTCCGTGGAGCTGGGCCATAGACTGGTTTACCAACACCGGTGACGTCTTATCGACGATCGGTGATATGGTAAGTCAGGGTCTGGTAATGCAGTATGGATATATGATGGAACATACCATCAATGAAATTATCTATACTCTGGAGGGAGCCACCGCTTATGGTGAGCCCGTCCAGTTGCTTCCATCGACTATTCGTGTTGAAACGAAAGTCAGGAAGCAAGCGAACCCCTTTGGCTTTGGCATTTCCTGGGACGGTTTGTCGTCCGCCCAGCTTGCCATTCTGGGGGCTTTGGGATTATCCCGAAGCTCCTAGGCGGTGATTACACCGCTGCCAATACACCCCAATCGCCTGATTCGATCAGGCAGAAGGAGTAGGTGCCTATGGCGCTCTCAGATCCACAGTCCGTCACTATCTCGGGGACGGCTATTTCCCTCCCGCGCATTAGCACGGGAGAGAATAAGTCCGTCTATTCGAGTTCTGACGGGACGGTTGACCTAACGCTGGACCACGCCTACGGGCGTAGAAAGCGTCACGTCATCCGTCTGGATCATTCGAAGTACGCCGCAGATCCGTTTATCCCTACAACGAACAGCGAAGTTTCCATGAGTAATTACATGGTCTTCGATGTTCCCGTTGTGGGATACTCGAATGCTGAGGTTAAGGCTGTGTATGATGGCTTTAAGGCCCTCTACACTGCCACTTCGGATGCGATCATCACCAAACTACTCGGTGGTGAAAGCTAGACATTTTGTGCGGATATTGGTTTTTTGGCTTGTAATTGCCTTGATTCCAATATCGAGCTTAGTGTGCAGTGACTTAGAACGTCGCTGCATAATGAGCCCAAGCACGAATTGTCCAGATCCCGGTACACATTTCAAGGCCAGGTGTAAACTTGGCTACGAGATATGTACCTAACTGAGGATGCAATAGGCTAGGAAAGCTAACCACCCTACGATCAGTAAGGAGGGGCTTTGAAAAGCCTATTACTACTCTGGAAAAGGCTAGCATTGGAATGTGCTAGCCAGTGTTGCACATGCGCCACCCATGACTGCAAAACAGTCATGCGTCGGACAGAACACGAGGGGTTGTCGTTTCTCACGATAACCCTACCGACATTCGGAAAAGACCTCGAAAAAGGTCTTGACCGAGGGTCGGTTGATCACGACCTCTTCCAAGGTTTTTCCTGGAGAGGCGGTCTCCCCAAATTTCTTTGGGGTTTCCTTGATCATGTGTTTGACCGGACTAGTGGTGTGCTATTGGATGATCCGTCGATTGACGCGATTCGATCCATTCGTCAGCTAACGCTGATGTTTGGAAAGCTTCGTGTCCCCTGTACTCCCGAAAGGGAGCGCAGAGCATTCGACGCATACATTCAATGTGAGCAGGATGTCCGTGAGAGCGACAGATCGATCTCCTCACTCCAGTGGGAGGAGTTTGATCGAATGTCTCTCATGTTGTTTGGTAGGACGTTTCTCTCCATAGATCGTAAGATCTACAATGGTGAGTTGCTTCCTGTCAAACACGGTCCTGGTAAGACGGCAGATGGCATTAGTTCTAATGCCAAATTTCGTCTAACCAAATGGACCGAACGTCTCGAGAAGGGCTACTTCCCGTTTGGCGAATTTTGTTTGCCAAACTGGTCGTATTACCCAGTACTCGATGACGTAGACATCCTCGAACCCGGTTCTGAGATTCCCGTTAAGGTAGTCTCAGTTCCTAAGACGCTAAAAACACCTCGGATTATCGCAATGGAGCCTGCTGCCATGATGTATGCGCAGCAATCGCTCCTGCACGAGTTCCGAGTTGCGATTAGTAGGAGTAACTACCTACGTCGCATGATTGGATTGGAGGACCAGGACCCTAATCGGGAAATGGCCCACCAGGGATCATTAAACGGTGATCTCGCTACACTCGATTTGAGTGAAGCATCCGATCGTGTTTCTAATCAGCATGTACGGCATATGCTACAGCGTTTTCCGTCTCTTTCTGAGGCGGTTGACGCTTGTCGCAGCCGGAAGGCTGATGTACCTGGCCATGGCGTAAAACGCTTGGCCAAGTTCGCGTCGATGGGTTCAGCACTCTGTTTCCCGATGGAGGCCATGGTCTTTCTGACCTTGATCTTCATTGGAATTCAGAGATCGCTTAGCACATCGCTTACCCTTAAGGATGTTCAATCCCTTAAGGAGTCGGTGCGCGTTTTCGGGGACGATTTGATCGTCCCTGTAGACCATGTGCATTCGGTGATCAGTGTTCTACAAGATTTTGGTCTTGTAGTGAACACTGGCAAATCTTTCTGGACCGGAAGGTTCAGAGAGAGTTGTGGAAAGGAATATTACGCTGGCGAGGACGTTAGTATCGTCCGTTGCCGTCGTAATTTCCCTTCGTCACCGAGGCACGCGCCCGAGGTGATCAGCCTAGTCGAACTCAGAAATCACTTCTATTGGAGTGGTTACTGGTCGACTTGCCAATGGCTGGACGAGAGAATTCGGGAAGTGATTCGTCATTTCCCGATGGTCCTCTCGACATCCCCGGTGCTAGGTCGTCAATCTGTTCTGGGCTTCCATACCCAGAAGATTGGCGAGCACCTGCATAACCCCATGGTTAAGGGTTATGTTGTTGCTGCCACGTCACCCAACGACAAGTTGGATGATCACGGTGCCTTGCTCAAGTATTTTCTCAAGAGCGGAGACGATCCGTTTTTTGATGAGAATCACTTGGAGCGTGCTGGACGCCCCGCGTTAGTCCGCATCAAACGTGGGTGGAGCTCGGCTATTTAAAGCCGACCCGAGTAATACTCGGTGGGAGCAACCAGATGTTGCTCACGTGGGAAACGGTTTCCTTTGCTATGATCCTTCCTCG